CGCGAGGAATGCATCAGTCTGAGTCTGTGTGGCTTCAGCGATGATCTGGACGGCTATGTCTGAGTTGAACACACCTGACAGATCCTTCGCGCTGAATCCCACTTTCGCCGACAGGTCCCAATCGAGTCCGAGCTCGCGCCTAAATGAATCCGTGACCCCCACTATCCGCACATTGAGCGTCCAGCCATCAGGACCGGTCTGCAAGTGCTTCTCTAATCGCTTGACCTGTTCGAGGTCGCGACGCTTTCCAGTAACCACAATGCGATCATCGACCGCTCTGACCTTCACATTGTTGTTGAGCAGGGATTCCAAGTCCTCGACAAGTTCGGCGGAACGCTTATACCCTGATCGGACAACAACGAAGTCATGGGTTGCCTGATCCTCTTTCAGAAAGCGGACAGTAGAGCCATCGAACTCGGAGACGAGCCCGAGATGATCTGCAATGTCCTCGATGACTTGTTGACCATTGGCATTCTCATACTTTACGGAGATCGTGCTCTGGTCAGCATCAGCTGGAACAACAACCGAGACCGCGAGCTGATTGGAAACCTCAACAAGCACCTGACTCACAGGTGCCTTGTAGACCTCGATCGAAACTTCACCGAGCGCCCAGTCCTGACCAACAGGCTGCTCTATGAGCTCACTGGGTGGAACCGTGGTCTGTTGACTCGGCCCCTTGTATTCCTGCAACTGCAGCTCGGACATCCTCGATTTGACCCACGAGGATCGGCTCTGCTCCGAAGTTCCACAACCAGTAAGCGTCATCATGCACGAGCACAAGAGAACGCCGATCTTCCGATATGTATCTGAGTTTCGCACGAGTGTTTCCTATCTGATCTTCGACTTTGGTAGGCTTGCCACCGATCCACGGAGTTGCCGATACCATCGTCCATTGCGGCCACTGGATGACCTCTGCTTTTTCTTGTTTGATCTCTGGTGGATCGGCGACTTGCACACCTACGAAGTACGCGCCCACGATGAGCACGAGCATGGCGACACCGAAATAGAGCTTCCGAAAGAGCTTGCCCATGAGTGTTTCCTCGACTTCCTCCACGAGCTTGTGGGATTCTGGATCAACACCTGCGAGACGTTGACCTTCTCTGAGTTTCTTCTGCAGCTGTCGACGTGATCCGAGATGCGTCTCGGATGAATAGAACCTGTAGAACAACTTCGAGCCGGGTAGATTGGTGATGATCGAAAACGCTTCAACAGCGAGTGTCCGCTTATCCGCTACGTTTGAGGATTTGTACTTCTCATATTCCTCATGCGTGAAGCGTGCATAGCCCATGACCCGGAGCTTGAATGGCCCGAAGCTGAAATGCTTGAACCTGAGCGGGCCTGCTATCTCATCCTCTGATCGATTCCAGATCATCCATATCTGGTGTGCCAATCTGCGGAACTCGATAGCGATGTTCATCGCATCTTGTGTAAGCACCCATATCCAGTGTGCATGGTGTCGGGACATTGTGATGTACGAGAGTAGATTTTCTCTGTCTGGATCGGCGGATTGCTTCATCATTGGATGCCAACGCTGCAGCTCGTCGATGATGATGATCGAGGCGGGTGGTATGTGGTTGGCTTCGGGTCCTGAATCGATCGGTTTGCCGTGCTGAGCATCAAACCATGCAATGATCCAGTTAATATAGAAACGCTCTGAGCGTTTGATCTGGTGGAGTGTTGGAGGATGCTCTGTGTAGGACTCCAGACACGCTTCGTAGATCTGTTTTTGCTGGTCAGATGGGAGATCACAGGGACGCATTGTCTCGATCTCTGTCTTGAACTCTGAGAACTTGTGCTGTCTGCGGAGGAAGCGGCGCCAATGCTGCTCGCTGAGTGGATGGACTAGGTTGGCCATCGCTTCGCCGTGACGGTCTCTGAGATACTTTCTAAGGACTTCCAGCTTGAGAGGGAGATTGGTATAGACAGGGCGGGCCTGTTCCTCGAGTGTCAGGATCATGCGGCGCACAGCCCAGTAGGACTTGCCCGCTCCCATCAACCCCTCCATGATTTCCAGCATGGAGGGATACTCATGGATTTGCTTCGTTCGTCGCGCCAAGCGTTAGCCCTCGATGGTTGGGACCCATCCGATGATGTAGCGGAGGAGCAAGATAAGCCCTGCGAATGTGAAGGCAGTGAAGTAGACGAGCATCACTTGCCAGAATGGAATGAACCACGTGACATCCTGCATCATGTTTGCCACAGCAGCCACATCGAAGTCTTTGAAGTATGCAGCGAGACCGGGCGGGAGCATGGGCCAGATGAAGTTGGGCACATCGGTGGTGACAAACTCCTTGATCCAGTCTATGGCTGGATGAAAGAAGCCTGTACGGATACCAATCTGTGCTGCTATGAGTGCCGCGATGTAGGTGAGTATTCGTATCATTTCTTGATCACCGCTGCGACGATGCCGACCGCATGAATCGCCGCGAGTAGCTCAACGGCTATGTGCACGGCATTTCTGATCGGGGTCATTGGTGTAAAGTCGACGTAGACCGGGAGGACATGATTCGTGACCGGGAGTGTTATCTCCCAATCCCAGACTGGGGCCGTTGCTGTTTCTTGCGGCAGATACGGCTCGATATCCGGCAGCCCGAAGTCTTGATTGTGTTCTGACATGCTGACTTCATGAGATGCGCGGAGTGCGTAAGCCGCGGTAGGATCGAACGACTCGAACTCATAATCTTCTGGATTGGTCGGTAGACCTGGATCGTCTTGACTTTCATTTGCTAACGCCTCGTAGAGCTGTTCTAAATACCATGTTTGATCGTGTGCATATTCGTGTATCGCTTGCAGATACTGCTCGATGTCCTGCGAGTTGTTGACGAGGACACGCAGGAATGCGTTCTCGTCATACATGAGATGGTCGTAGTAGAGTGCTTGGGATTCGCGGAGTGCATAGAGATTGGTGTTGGCGTTCTCTAGGAATCCTGTCTGATACTGGAGCCACTGATTGACGATATCGAGTCGGCTGGTGATCGCAATGCAGCACTCATCATCAGTTGGTGGATCATCCGGCATATCACCATCTGGACCATCGGAGTCGTCGGGAGTGTCAGGCGGGTCTGGCTCGTCGGGATTGTTGTCGCCGCCGTCGGGGAGATCAGGATCGTCGTCGTCAGTGGGGTCGTCGGGGTCGCCCGGTCCACCACCACCGGCGTCGGGATCGTCTGGCCCGTCACCGTTCTCATCTTCGCATGCGCCACCGCTGAATGATGCAGACGCTGTTGTGATTGTCTGGACGAACTGTCCGAACTCGTTTTTTTGCAAATGGAAAGTAGTGCAAGTTGCTGAGCCGCCGTTAAGAAAAACAGATTGGAGCGTGCCGCCTTCTTCTGGAATCCACGCAACATCAATAGCACCACCCAAGAAGGCCGTAATGTCACCGACGAGCGGTGTGACGGTTGGTGCCAAGAATGAGCAGCAGGTGTTGTCAGATGCAACAGAGGTACCAGTGACCTCTACAAAGACTGCATCATATGTTGCGAGTCCGTCTGTCTGTGTTGATCCGCTGAGGGTGACTGTGTGGCAAAGGATGAACTCACATTCTGGTGATGTGGAGTAGTAGGTCTTTTGAGAAAAATTGACAGTGACTGTTCCTGCGCCGGGATGGAATCCCTCTGGGCATTGGTCACAATCTTGTGCTTGGGCACTCATTATAATAAGTGCGAGAACGGCTGCTTGTTTGACGGTGTACATTTCAATCCTTTCCGATGAGCTGACGTGAGGTAGGGATGAAGGGACCGATTGCGTGCCATGCAAAGAGCGCTACGAGGATGACTAGTAGTGCAGTGAGAAGAACTTGATTGGTACTAAGCAACAATTCAATGTTGTGCTGCTTCTGCTCGATGATGTCTAAATGTGCTAACGCCTGATCGACTTCAGCGTCAGACCATCCCTTGACCTCTGGACCGCCTATTCCTACTTGCATAAATGACCCCGCCATGCTTTCACACGGCGAGGCATGGAGATTTAACGGAAGATGCCACCGATCTTGCGCAGAGCGGTCATACCAAACTGCAGCGAGATTCGTGGGCCCGCGACCAAGATCATGATCGTGACCGCGAGTGCGAGGACGGCGGCAATGATGGGGCCGGCCTCGAATGGAAGTGCCACTTCAATTTCTGGTGGATCACCGATCCCGGTTTGTGCGAACACGGGTTCACCGACCGCTACAAGGACACCAAGGAGAGCAAGCCACCAACGATTCACTTTGTCGAGCATTTCATTTTCCTTTCTAGAAACGCATTCCTTTAACAATGGAGCCAAGCAGTATGTGCAACGATGCATATACATGGCCCAAGAATCGCAATCCGATCCCGAGAGCAAATCCGGCCGTGATTAACCCTGCTAGGTTCGTCATGCTGCCCCTTCACCGGCGGTCAACATCACCAATCGCCTATTACCAAGACGCTGCAATGCAACGCTTGGGTCTGTTCCTGTTTCAATGCACAGCGCACGCACCTTTGGGTCCTCGAGGTGCTCAGGGTCTGGCATACATTCGTCGAAGAGGATCGCTAGAAGCTGATCCATTCGGTTGCCGGTAGCCGCTGAGAGCGTCTCCAGCTTTGGGAGGACAGCAGTCTGCATCCACCGCTTGAAACTATGCACTGTGGACTTTGTGCGGCTCTGTACGACGCGCTCAGGTTCGACCTGTTTGAGCAGGTCTTGGAACCACTTGCAACGTGGTCGCCGGTCGATATGTTGTGAGCCGGTGTTCTCTCTGAAATCACAGACTCCAAAGGCGTGCGCTATCCCGACAGCCACTGCGTCATCATTAAGTGCAAGAGCTTTACATGCCTCATTGGCGGGCTCTGATGAGAGCTCAGCTTCCCAGCGTACCCAGTGCCCTTGCTCTCGCTCTTTGGTTTCGAGCCCCTTGTCATAGACTCGGAGGTATCGTCCTGAGCCCATCTTTCCACGGTCTCCGATGTTGCATCCGTATCCGGTGACATCCTTGCCGCTCTGGACATGCTGGGGTCTGAACTTCTTTGCACGGCACAACTCTCCATTCATGCATGACTGGGTGACCTTCTCAATGAGCGATGGCGCACAGTACAGATCCACCGCGATATCCAGTCGTGTGGCTTTGAATCCCAGCCGGAGCAGATCGCCAAGGAGATCAACAGCATCGGACATGCTGATTTCTGACATGGCGGCACCTGGGAGATCAACAACTGAATGGTCTTTTCGCTGTTCTTCTTCGTGGTCAAAGTACACAGCCGCCGACCCGAAGCGATAACCAGCGTTCAGGAAGTAGCGGCCTGTTCCATATGTTGGGTTGCCGTAGTACTGGGCGAGCAGCTTGACGGCCTCGTGTCGCATTGCGACTGGACCTGACATCCTGATCCAATCCAAGCTGACTTCATGGCTTGTCTTGGAGGATGTCAGTTTGCCCCCCGTATTACTGTCGGGGGACGAGGACGGACGCGGGCGGCTCCGCCGCTCCGCGTTCCGTTCCGAGTCTCTGAGTTCTACAAAATCATTCTGGTGACCAGATCGATCGAAGGTTGGTCCGTTGTATGGCTTCTCAGGTGCTGGGAAGCTGAGCGGATAGGTTGAGATGAGCTGATTGGCTTTCATGTTGGAACCCCTTCCAGTTGTTGGCGTGTGTGTAAAAAACTCCCCCACTGCTTTCACAGTGGAGGAATCCGGGTGTGGTTCACGCCGTCGTGGAGGGGGTTTTGGTTTTGGGCTTGTTGTCTCCTGTGAGCTGAGTGGTTTGCTCAATCGGTGTTGGTGCGCCCGTTGGTTTCCATCCAAATCGATCTTCCAGCATGGGCTGGGCGAACAGCACCTGTTCACCAACGCCGTATGCCTTCAGAGGGTGGTCTGGTTCGAGATTGAGGGTCAAGTTGCCGCCGAAGTACAGAACAGTGGTCGGGTACTTCATGGACCCGTCCTTGCCTTTGTAGCTTCTGTGTTCGACAATGGTGCCAGCGACTACGAGAACAGCGCCGCCGATTTCGTCATTGATTCCGAGTTCTTTAACATTCACGAGGTCCTCTAGCGGCCTTACACCGCGACGACAGATAAAACCGAACCCCTGTGGGGATCTCGCCGGATTTGCCCACAGGGGTCGGCCTCGTGGACGCAGTTCGAACGGGAGCTAATGACGCAGAAAAAACGCCGCGAGCTGATGAATCAGTATCACATGCGTAGGCATTCTGGGGTATCATTGTGTCGGCTCCGGTATCGTCGGTACTGTGGTCCACGGCTGAGGGTGCTGTTATCACCGCTCAGTCATTTGGCAGCGGTCTGACCCAATCAGGCCGCTGCTTTTTCATTCATCGGCAGAATATGCGATTATCTGCATGCCGGTCAAGCCCCTAGAGAGTGGCAGAAACCCCGATTCTGAGGCGATTTTTGACATTTGAATGGAGCGTATCTTGTTGAACATAAAGAACTTACGAGACTATATGTTCTGTAAAATTGAGCTTTTTACTGCTTTTTGCGTAAATCCTTTACTGCTCGGTCGTTAAGTGTCATTTCATACTCTCGATATTTTTTTGCTTTTTTATGCTGAGGGCGATTTTTTGGCCCAAATGTGCTGGGTTGTCCACGATTCATTGCGAATGGAGCACCTATCAGCTCATCCAATGGGATGAACTGATCGTGACTGTTGCCGCCTGGCATATCTCGTACGAGTGTAAAGCGGCCCTCTTTGATCAATGCTCGGACTCTCTGTGGAGTTACATCGAGTATTCGCGATGCAGTAGAAACAGGAACGACCCCCATAGGGTGTTCCCGTAGAACTTCGAACCACCATGTAAGTGCCTTCTGGCGCTGGTTGATCTGCTTTACGTCTCGCGTTTTCATGCAATACCATGAGAAGATACTGACAGTGTGTAGGTTTACGACTCCGCATCACGTCAATAGTACCGTTCAAATATTAATGTGCCAATATATCGCATGTCGGACACGCGGGCAAGCCGCTCTCGCCGGTTGAGGACCGGCTGCAGGAGACGACGTACCTCACTTGTGGTTGGTTGGTGCGGCATGGCTGGGAATGGTAGCGGATGTAACGTCAGGTGCCAAAGGTTCGTGTTGCTTGGACGAGGACTATCAATGAAGTCATATCCGATACTCGCGATTCATGCCCTAGCAACTCTTTGAGAAAGGGCACGGATTCCGTTGATGACGACATCTGCTCTGATGCCAGTCCAGTGATGATCACCCACTGCCCATCCTGAACAACCACGTCAGACTTCACTGATGATTCCTCTGTGATCGGTGCATCTGCGACAAATCCAGTAACTGCTGAGATGGATGGTTCTAGCTGGAGTCTGACGCCAACCGGGACGCGCTCAGCTGTGACATCAAGACGGAAGCCCGCTTCGATGTATTCGTACCCCACAACCGTTGTGGTGCCCTCCGGACTGGTCTGATACTTTGGGACTGGGACACGCCTGCCCTGCACGAGTTCTGATGACG